CTACAACATGTTCATGATTGCATTCACTACATGTTTGTTCTATTTCCATTTGGTTACCATATGATGCTATACGTATTGCTATTAAAATGTAATCAACATCAGATGCTGGCATTGACCATGCATCTTTGATACTTGGAATACAACTTTGAATAACTTGCGCTACTGCCTCTCCAGATATTAACGCGTCTGGTGTTTTGATGATAATATCATCCTTTGCTGTCATTGGATATACTGGTACTTCTCCCGTTGCTGGCATCTCCAGCGTGCCTTCTGGATAAAATTGCCCTCCGCTTGGTAATGTGATGTATATCTCTGGTTGCCTATAATATTGTATTAGGACACTATCTGTACTCATTCGAAACCCTCAAAATTTGATGTATAAATAATAACATATTACAATATTTACCCATTGTAATTAACTACGTATATTATTATGGCATTAGACCCAGTAGAACAAGCGGCGATAAACCGAATAAACTCTTTATTTGCGAGTGTCGGTGCGGAAGCAGGTAATGCGGCAAGTAGATTAGGTGACGTAGCACGATCTGCAAGCGATGCATCTGGTGGCCTTGGTGGATTTGTATCTTCTCTTGGTAGTGCCGGTTCTGGCGTTAGTGGTGCAACTTCCCGAATGGCAAGTTCGATGGATTCAGCTTCTACAGGTTTCACGCAATCTGCTGGCATTCTTGCTGGCGCAACTGACAATATTTTAGGAAAGATAAGCGCCGCGCTTGCGGGCGGCGAAGCAAATATGGCGGATGTTGGAAAGGTGGGGAAAAAAGGTGGTGATCTGCTCGGTGGAGGTATGACGAAGCTGGCTAAAAGATTTCCTGGCTATGGTAAGGTCTTCGGCGCAGCTGCTAAAGTTGCTGGTGTTTTAGGTTCAGCCTTAGGTGCGGCTGGGAATTATACCAATGATTTATTACAAAATTGGCGTGGTTTAACTAGATCTGGTATATCATTACAAGGTGCGATGGAAAACGTTGGTATAGCACAAGGCGAAGCAAATTTATCATTAACACAACTGGGTACACATTTGACTACTAATAGTCAAGCATTTGCTGTGTTAGGTGGAACAGCAAGTAGTGGTGCTGAAGCATTTTTACAACTTCAGTCAACATTGCAATCCGTAGACCTTGGATATGGTAAATCCAGTAGATCTTTTAGGGAATCGTTGGAGTCACTGGGTATTACTTCTGATGAAAGTGCTAGTCTTATTTCTGATATGCTTGGAAGCCAAATGATGGCAGCTAAATTTAGGAATATGGATGAAAAATCCCAGGCTGAAAGTACTGCTGATTATATTATGAATTTAGATCAGTTATCCAAATTAACTGGTAAAAGTAGAAAACAATTAGCAGATGAGCAAAAACAAATGGCCAATGATACTCAATTTCAAGCGGCTATGAATGGAAAATCCGCAGAAGAAATGGCTGCTATGCAAGCTGCAATGCAGAGAATTCAAGAGGTTGGCGGCCCAGCGGCTGTTGAAGCATTTAAAGCAAGACTAGCAGGCGTTGTTCCTGCAGGTAAAGAAGCACGAATGTTATTAGCAACACCAATGGGTAGAGTTGTCGAAGAGATGGCTGGAGAAATGGCTAATGCGACAGATGCTTCCGGCATTGGAAAAATAGCCTCCGGTTATGAAAATGCGTTAGGCACGGCCGCTGAACAATCACGTGATATGTTATTGCCATTGGCTAAAGCAGGCGGTTTAGTAGCAGGTGAGTTTAGTTCATTATTTGGTGTAATGAACAAAACTGTAATAAGAAATAATGCTTTAATTGAAACCCAAGTAAAATTGACAGGAACTGTTGTTGCATTAGATGTAGCAATGGCTGCTATGTTAACTACTGTGTCTGGAACTACAAGAAAAGATCCAACAGATCCAGACAGTGAGATAGTATCAGTTGGTTCAGATTTAACTAGAACAGTTACTGAAGTGACAACATCATTGCAGGAAGTTGTTAACTGGGGCCAAACCACGATAGCGGAATTGGCTGGTGATTATGTTCCAGGTTTCCTGAGAACTGCGATGGACGCATGGAATGACGTAGCGATGGGTGGTGAGAAATTTGTTAACACCTTCACCGGCTTGGAGATGGATTTGTCTCATGTCACAACTGCATTTAGCAAGTATCGCAATGTTACGTCTGCGGATGGTCCTGACCCCCAGACCGCTCAACGTTTGGCGGCGGCACAGGAAGTGGGTGGCGGGGATGGAGAACAAGCGGCAATCTTAATAGCCCAGCTTGCGACCGCAGGAAATCAGTTATCTGGCCCAAGCAATGCTCGGGCAGAATCTGCAAAAGCAACGATGCGACGAGACCCAACGTTTGTAAAAACAACATCTGATCAATTAACACCAAAGCAAATTAAGTTAATGAATGATGAATATGCGATCACCGAATTACGCGAGACGGCGCTGATACAATTATCAAACACTATTTCTCAATTATCTTCTGAAGAATTAATGAATGTCGAACAGCTTAACAAAAGAAAACAAAAGCTGATGGCTATAGAAATTGAAGCAGCTGGTAGATTAGGTGTTACAATGACTGAATCAACTTCTACAATTGCCGCCGATTTTCAACGAGCAGTAGAACATTTTCAGAAAATTAAATATAAACAAATGACTGGTGCTACTGACGCAGATGTTGCCGCAATCACCCAAGGTGGTCCGCTTTCCCATCAAAATATTGATATTGCTAAAGTGTTAGGAAAGACAATCGAAGACACTAGGGCGGCAGAAGAGTTAGCGGAAAGGAAAGTATTGGTAGGTACCCGTAAAACAGATTTAGCAACGGCGTTTGCTGAGTCTCAAAAAATATCCGCTGACAGGATTATTGAAGCTATTGAGATGGCAGGCAAAGGTCCTCCTACACCGCGACCATCCAATAACGACATCGCCGGCAACGAATATGCAATTCAAGAAGGCGTCGGTTAAACCAAATTAAAATAATAATAATATAAAATAGGGTAAATAGTAGTAGAGAGTAATTATAATGACTTGGAAGAAATATTTTACACAGCCTAGCAATGTCGTTCCATTGCGTAATGGCACACCAGATGTAGGTTTTAAAAACTACAGCTCAATATTACCTGAAGTATATTCAGGACATCCTAATCGTATTGAACGTTATGTTCAATATGATGGTATGGATCAAGATAGTGAGGTTAATTCAGCACTAGATATTCTTGCTGAATTTTGTACACAAACCAATACGGAATCTGGCATTGCTTTCAAAGTTCATTACCATGAAGATGCTACAGATACTGAAGTAGATCTTTTACAATCACAATTACGACATTGGTATAACTTACAAGGGTTTGAGCGCAAAATATTTAAATTATTTCGTAATGTATTAAAATATGGCGATCAACTTTTCATTAGAGATCCAGAAACGAAAAAATGGCACTTTGTAGATAGTGCTAAAGTAGAAAAGATTGTTGTTGATGAAAGTGCTGGCCGAGAAATTGAACAATATACAATTAGAGATATTGCTGTAAATTTTGAAACTTTAGCAGTTACTGAAAAAGATACCACAGGTAGTACCATTCCTAACTTAACTAACAGGCAAGGAAGTCCAACAAGTCAAACAATGGCAGATTCGGCAAAATATAGTTATGGTAAAAAGTCTGTTGCTGTAGATGCAAAGCATATTGTTCATATTAGTATGACAGAAGAAATGGATGGCAGTTGGCCATTTGGTAATAGTATTTTAGAAAATATTTTTAAAACTTATAAGCAAAAAGAATTGCTTGAAGATGCTATTATTATATACAGGGTACAACGAGCACCAGAGCGCAGAGTATTTTATATTGATGTAGGTAACATGCCGTCTCATATGGCTATGGGTTTTGTAGAGCGTGTTAAAAACGAAATACATCAACGTAGAATTCCTACTACAACTGGCGGTGGTACTAAAATGATGGATTCAACTTATAATCCATTGTCGATAATGGAAGATTACTTTTTCCCACAAACAGGCGAGGGGCGTGGTAGTAAAGTTGAAACATTACCAGGTGGTGAGAACTTAGGCCAAATTGATGATTTAAAATTCTTTACTAATAAAATGTATCGAGCATTACGTATTCCAAGTAGTTATTTACCATCAGGTCCAGATGAAGGTGTAGCAGGTTATACTGATGGTAGAGTTGGTACAGCATTAATACAAGAGTATAGATTTAATGAGTATTGTAAGAGATTGCAAACTATTATTGCTTCTGTTGTTGATGATGAGTTTAAATTATTCATAAAATCACGTGGTATTAATATTGACAATAGCATTTTTGAAATTAAATTTAATGAGCCACAAAACTTTGCATCATATAGACAAGCAGAGTTGGATAATACAAAAATTTCAGCATTTGCACAATTAGAGCAATTGCCATACTTGAGCAAACGTTTTATGATGGTGCGTTATTTAGGATTAACTGAAGAAGAATTACTAGAGAATACAAGGATGTGGCAAGAAGAAACAAGCAATTCACCTAGTGCTAATATTGAAGGTTCTGATATGAGATCAATTGGTATTACTCCAGGTGGATTAGAAAGTGATATGGGAATGGCAGAAATGCCTGAACCTCCAATGGAAGAAGGTATGGATGGAATGGAAGGTGAGGCAGGAATGACGCCCGGCGCACCTGAAGTAGCACCTACAGAACCAACACCAGTTTAATAAATACTAATATGCTTTTACTAGAGATTTTTACAGATATTGACATGAAAGAACCTGACACGGATGATAAGCATTCACGTTATGATCCTTCTGATGATCAAACTGTAATGAAAAAAGATGATACACGAAAAACTCGTTTAACATTAAAACAAATTAATAAAATTCGTCGAATGCAAGAATTACGAACATCTGAACAATTAGAAGACGAAAAACAATATGCAATCCAATATGCCCCCGCACCAGCGGCACCTATGTAAAATTACCCCTTTTCACTCATTTTACCCCTATAATCAAGTATATTAGCAAATTATAATTAAATATAATTATATATTTGTAATTTGTACCTTTATGAAATAAAAAGGAGTGATTTCGCTATGAGTAATAAATTTGAGCAGTTGCTCGATTATATCATCAACGAAGAGCAAGATAAAGCCAAAGAGCTTTTCCATGAAATTGTTGTGGATAAGTCTCGTGAGATTTATGAAGGCTTGATTGATGAGCAAGATCTTGAAGCTATTGAAGAGGAAATTGAAGAAGTAGAAGAAGAAATTTCCGATAATGAAGTTGATGATTTTGTTAATGATATTGAGAGCGACGAAGAAGGTATGTCACTAGAAGATGCTGGTGAAGACCTTGAAGACGTTATGGACATGGATGCCGATGCAGAAGGCGAAGAAGAAATGTCCGATGAAGAAACAGATGAAAGGATCAGTGATCTAGAATCCGCATTTGATGATTTACAAGCAGAATTTGACAAGTTGATGGCAGAAGTTAGTGGTGAAGAAGGTGTCGAAGGTGAGGAAGAACTTGCACCTGAAGAAGACCTAGAATTTGAATCAGTTGAAACTGATGAAGAGCCAGTAGAAGAAGCCAAAGACGATGACGATGACGATGACAAAGAAGAAGTTACAGAAGACCTAAAGCCAGCACCAGCACCAGTAGGTGATAAGAGTGATAGTGGTTCAGGTCCAGTAGCAAGTAAGAACCCAATGGACGCAGGTGGTGCAAATGCATCAAACCTTGGATCTAGTAGTTCTGAGTCAGGCGCATCAGACCCAGCAGTACAAAAGGGTAAAATGTCACCAAAAGCTGAAGTAAAAAACAAGGCATAATTTAAGATGATTTATCTAAGAGAACACTTGACATTTGACCAAGCACGTATGGTAACCGAGACTGATGCAGACGGCAAGGATTTATATATGAAGGGTATTTGTATTCAAGGTGGTGTAAAGAATGCAAACTCAAGAGTATATCCAGTCAATGAAATACAAGACGCCGTATCAACATTAAATGAACAAATCAATCAAGGCATGTCCGTATTAGGTGAGGTTGACCATCCAGACGATCTTAAAGTTAATTTAGATCGTGTTTCCCACATGGTTACAGAAATGTGGATGGACGGACCCAATGGCTATGGAAAACTTAAAGTTCTTCCAACACCAATGGGTAATTTAGTCAAAACAATGCTAGAGTCAGGTGTTAAATTAGGAGTATCCTCCAGGGGTTCCGGAAATGTAAAGGAATCATCCGGAGATGTTTCAGAATTTGAAATAGTCACGATTGACGTCGTGGCACAACCAAGTGCTCCAGATGCATATCCAACAGCAATTTATGAAGGCCTTCTCAATATGAGAGGCGGCCATCATTTGTTAGGAGTAGCAGCTGAAGTACGTGAGAATCAACAGGCGCAAAAATATCTCAAAGAAGGGATTTTGCGTCTCATAAAGGACCTAAAAATTTAGGAGAGCATTATGATAGAGGTATTCAAACCACTTATCGACAATAACCTAATCTCAGAAGAAGCAAGAGATGAACTTCAGGAGGCTTGGGACACCAAGTTGACAGAAGCTGCTGAGCAAAACAAAGCGGAACTCCGTGAAGAGTTTGCACAGCGTTATGAGCATGATAAGGAAGCAATTGTCGAAGCCCTAGATACAATGGTTACAGATTCTCTAAAACAAGAAATCCAAGAATTTGTTGAGGATAAGCAAGCAGTAGTTGTTGAGCGAGTTGCATACAAGACAGCAATTACAGAGCATGCCGATATGCTTAACACATTCGTAACAAAAAATCTAACAAATGAAATGCAAGAGTTTCGCACCGATAGAGGTTCGCAGACTGAAGCATTTGGTAAGTTAGAAGATTTCGTAATCAAAGCATTAAGTGAAGAAATTGTCGAATTCAATGAAGACAAACAAGACGTAATTGATACAAAAGTTAAGTTAGTTTCTGAAGCAAAATCAAGACTAGCAGAACTTAAGAAGACATTTATTGCACGTGGTGCCAAGATGGTTGAAGAGACTGTCACCAAAACTATTAAAGGTGAGATGTCACAATTAAAAGAAGATATCCAAAGTGCTCGTGAGAACAACTTTGGACGTCAGCTATTTGAAGCATTTGCCGCCGAATATTCAAATTCATATATGAATGAGAAGACTGAAGTAGCAAAGCTTATGAAGCAACTTTCCGTTAAGGAAAACGAACTTGCGGAAGCAAGTAAAGAAGTAACAGAAAAAGATGCGCTTGTAGAAGCAAAAGAGAGTGAGATCAGAATTATTAATGATCATGCAAACAGGAAAGAAGTTCTTTCAGAAATGCTTAACCCATTGGCTAAGGATAAGAAAGAAATTATGGAAAGTTTACTTGAATCAGTTCAAACTGAAAAACTTAAAGCATCTTTTGACAAGTACCTGCCCGCAGTTATTAATGGCGATGGTAGTGGTATAAAACGCAAGCTAACTGAGTCAGTAAAGAAAGAAGTAACCGGTGATCGTGAAATCAAACGAAAAACTCAACCAGAGAACGATTCCACCACTTCAAACATTATTGAGATCAGAAAGTTGGCGGGATTAAATTAATTTAATTAAAGAGTTTAGGAGACACAAATGTCAGAACTATTAACAGAACGTTGGGAAGAGACCAAAGAAGCCTTATGTGAAGGCCTTGAAGGTACTCAACGTAGCACAATGGCAGCTGTTCTAGAGAATACAAAGCAGTATCTCTCAGAAGCTGCAACAGCAGGCGCGACTGCTTCAGGTAACGTTGCTACACTAAACCGTGTAATTTTACCAGTAATCCGCCGTGTAATGCCATCAGTAATCGCTAACGATATCGTTGGTGTACAACCAATGGCAGGTCCAGTAGGACAAATTCACACATTAAGAGTACGTTATGCTGATACAAATAACGCAACAGGTACAGCAAATGACGTAACAGCTGGTGATGAAGCATTATCCCCATTCCAGATTGGTCAAGCCTATTCAGGCGATACAACCGCCGGATTGGGTGCAGCTACATCATCACTAGAAGGTAACGCAGGTAACCGTCTAAGCATTCAAATCTTAAAGCAACCCGTAGAAGCAAAAACCAGAAAGCTATCCGCTCGCTGGACTTTTGAGTCTGCACAGGACGCAAATGCAATGCACGGTATCGACATGGAAGCAGAAATTATGAGTGCATTAGCACAAGAAATTACTGCTGAAATTGACCAAGAGATTCTTGGTTCACTTCGTGGTATTGCTTCAACTGGTTTTACTTTTGATCAGGCAGCAGTATCAGGTACAGCAACATACGTTGGTGACGAACACGCAGCTCTAGCAGTTGTTATGAATCGCGCCGCTAACCGTATTGCACAACGCACACGTCGAGGCGCAGGTAACTGGGCAGTTGTTTCACCAGCTGCACTAACAGTGCTACAAAGCGCATCAACAAGTGCATTTGCACGTACAACAGAAGGTTCATTTGAAGCACCAACAAATCAAAAGATGGTTGGTACATTGAATGGCGCATTGAAAGTATATGTAGATACATACTCTGACGGTGCAACACTAGTTGGTTATAAGGGTTCAAGCGAGGCAGACGCCGCCGCATTCTATTGCCCATATATCCCACTAATGAGCTCCGGCACAGTACTAGACCCAGCAACTTTCGAACCAGTCGTAGGCTTCATGACACGTTATGGTTATGTCGCACTAACAAATACTGCATCATCACTAGGTAATGCAGCTGACTACCTCGAGAGTATTACTATGTCTAACCTCTCATTCACATAAGTTTATAACTTATTTGACGAAGAAACCACCCAATAGGGTGGTTTTTTCTTCTTGTAATATATAAATATAGGAAAGTTATTAGGAGAAATATAATGGCTACAGTAACAAGAGTAAACCCAGCTGCAACAACAACAGATGCAGAAATGATGGGTGGAGATATGAAGTTCTTTACAGTAGATTATGTAGCGACAAACGCTTCAACTGGTCCAGAAGGTGCACAAACTAAGTCACACAATGTTATTGCAAATAATTGTAATATTGTTGCCATGGGTCCAATGTTGGATTCAAACACACAACAAACATTTGCCGCAGAAGGTGATGTAGTTGTTGCAACAATTCAAACAGCTATTCGTGCATTAGGCACAGTAGATTCTGTTAACCTTGGAAGTGCAACTGTAACAGCAACACTACTTGGTGTTTTAACAGCCGCGGTTGTTACATAAATACTATTACTAATTAATTTTAGATTCAACAAGGGGCATATGCCCCTTGTTTTATGGGGAACACCATCCCCGTAGACCATAGAACGGCCAACCTTAAGGAGAAACAAAATGGGAAGACCAATTAACAAAAAGCACATTGGTGACGGTGTAGGTAAAATTCAAGTCACCGCAGTACGATTCGCAGCCGGCGCAGAAGTAGCTGCCGCAACAGAAGCACATATTATTCAGCAAAAAGGAACTAAGAAGTTTAAAGTAACTGATGGTTCCAAAACTGAAGTAGTTACCCTAGTAAATAAGAGCCCAGGCTCATTAGCAGCTAGTGAAATGTGTATTAACGTTACAGACTCACTTGGTGTATCAAAGCAGATCACAAAATTACGCAACAGAACCTTCCAAGTTGAAGGCACATCTAACGCAAAGTGGTCACGTTCTGCTACTGGTACTTCATCAGCAGTTGAAAAAGTTATCACAGGCGCAACAGCCGCCAACCCTGTAGTAATTACAAGTAATGGTCATGGACTTGCAAATGGTACAAAAGTTTCTATCCGTGGTGTAGTAGGTATGGTAGAACTTAATGTTGAAACAGCATTTACTGTAGCATCCACAGCTACTAATACGTTTGCATTATCAGGTATTAACGGTTCTGCTTATACAGCATACACTTCGGGTGGTGTTGCAACAGCTGCCGCCGTAACTTCTGGTTCAATCGTAGTTGACGCACAAGTATCATAAACTTTATAAAGTTAGTGATTTTGAAGAGGGGCCACGTGGCCCCTTTTCTATTTAAAAATTGTATAAATAATATAACATTGGAAATAACGAAATATGGCTAGAAACCTTACGACAAGTGGTGATTATACAATTGATGCTGGTACAAATGATATTAAATTAACAGCATCTGATATTACAGTTACTGGTAATTTAGCAGTTACCGGCACAACCACTACTATTACAACTACCAACACAGCAATAACAGATAATGTTATTGTTTTGAATAAAGATGAATCTGGTGCAGGTGTTACCGCAGGAACTGCTGGTATTGAAATTGAACGTGGTTCAGTTGATAATGCATCAGTTATTTGGAATGAAACAACTGATAAATTTAATTTAAAAGTTGGCGCTAGTTTAGCGGCATTGGAAGCATTGTCAGTTACCACATCAGGTGGCATAACAATGGGTGCAATTACTGTCACATCTATATTAGATGAAGATAATATGGCAAGTGATAGTGCTGTAGCATTAGCAACACAACAAAGTATTAAAGCATATGCTGATGCAGCTGTTGGTGGAGCCGCTGGTGGTTCTAGTACTCAAGTACAGTATAACAACTCTAATGCTTTTGCTGGAAGTTCTGCTTTTACATTTACCAGTGGAACAGGGGCAGTTGCTATCACAGGTTTGCTAGATGTAGATAATATTAGATTAAATGATAATGATATTACATCAACTAATACAAATGGTGATGTGACAATTACTCCTAATGGAACTGGAGTGATTACTTTGGCTAAAGCAGCTGATGTTAGCATCCAATGTAATTTTACAGACCAAGGTAGTGATCCAAGTGCTACAGCAACTAAGAATAAAATTTATTCTAAAGCACCAAGTGGTGGTGGTACAGGATTGTATTTCGTTAATAACACAACAAGTGGAGAAATGATAAGTAAAAGTAAAGCAATTGCTTTTTCTTTAGTATTTGGTGGATAAAATATGGCAGTCACAATAACAAACATAGTAAACGCATCTTCAACAGCAGTTTTTACAGCATCTGGAAATGTTGCAGTAACAGATATAGTA